TACTACTGAATAATTAACCTTGATTGAATTTTGTTTTTTGTCAGTGTGCGGCTTGTCCGCACCCCCGACTTCCAAATGTTCTGCGTTAGCAGAAAGTTCATCGTCAGATATACGGTTAATTGATAGGTTAAAAGAGTGACTGGTTATGGGTGCAGAATTTTCACTACCCCCTAGTGCAGATTTTTCACTACCTAGTGAAATTTTTTCACCCCCTAGTGCAGATTTTTCACTACCCTTTACAAGGTGTAAAAGATATAAATTTGTGCTTGAACCATCTTTATTTTTGCGTGCTTTTTTGGTGACAAATCCCATTTTGATTAAATCATCAATATGACTAATCGCACTGCGTTTTGACATTTCGCATTTGTCGGCAATGTATTGATAGCTTGGAAAGCAAACTCCGTCATCGTTAGCGTTGTCGGCAAGTTTTAAAAGCACAAGTTTTCTCGCTGGATTGCCTACTTCGCAATTCATAGCTTGAACCATTAATCTCATACTCATATTTCCAGTTCCTCAATCGCTTGATCTGTTACTCTGTCGTATTCTTCTTGGCTTGCGTTTCGCTCTCTTAAGTCTCTTTTAACTGCCTCGTATGCTAGAATTCGTTCTCTATCGTCTAATCTAGCTACAAATTCGGGTGAGAATAATCTTTCCATATCAAGCCACCAATCTATATTCAGCTACACATTTACCGCTTGGCACCACAATCATTCGTCTTTCGATTTTGTGACCCTGTTGTTTTAGGTCGTAAATTCTTGCTCCAAGACGTAAGCAGTTAAAACGTTTTTCCGCATCTAAGTGAGTTAAGCGGTCGCCTTGTTGTAAGGCTTTAAGGATTAACGCTTTTTGAGTTTTGCTAGAACTTTCATTTGCGTTTTCATTAATTTTCGGTGATAATTTAGTCATCTTTTAATACTCCTATACGTATTGATTGATTACTAACCTCTGTTACCGCAGAGGTTTTTTATTGCCTATTAATCCTGAAATTCAGGGAATAATTCTTTCTTACTTAAATTTGTCGCTCTAGCCCATTCATCAGCAGATACTTTTCTTGTTGGAAGTGATCCATTTGAGTTTTTAATTCGGTAAATGAATTGAGCTGTCTGCCCTACCGCCTTTGCCAATTTTGATTGACCTCCGGCAGCCTTAATCGCCTTTTGAATTGGCGTTTCAGTTTTTGTCATTGGTAAACCCCTTGTTTATCTAAATTTAAACTAATTATAAATCAAAGGTTGACAAAAGTAAACATTTGCTTTATTTATTTTTTAAATTTTAAGTTTATTATATGAGCAACTAATCAGGAGGCTTTGTATGAGCAACTTAGAAATCATCAGAGAGCGATTGGATCAAATCATCACCGAGCAGAAAATTAACAAGGCTAAGTTAGGGGAAGTGGCCGGTGTGAGCGCTCAAGCGGTAAATAACTGGTATAAAAAGGGAAAAATCAGTGTAGCTTCAGCGAAAGCAATTTATCAGAAATATGGATATTCAATAGAATGGATACTTGGAGGCGATGAAAGCCAAGCAAATGTTAATCAAAATGATGGTTTAACATCGGATCTATTTAGTAATGAACGTGATTTATTACACAAGCACCGCATTGATTACTATGATGTAAGAGCGGCAGCAGGATTAACAGGATTTGAAAATTCTGATTACCCAGAAATTATTTCAAGCCTATATTTAACAGACGAGGGAATGGCTCAATTAGTTGGCAAAAAGTCATCAGACGGCATTTGTCTTGTGAATGTACCAACTGACAGTATGGAGCCGACTATTAGAAAAGGCGATATTGTGTTCCTTGACACCAAAGTAAATGCTTATAGTGGCGATGGTATATATGCTTTTGCCATTGATGGTGCATTGTTTATTAAACGTATTCAGAAGATGATCGGAGGCGGTTATCGTATGATTTCTGACAATGAAATATATCCACCAGAACAGATAAGCGATGATGTGTGTAAAAACGCTAAATTCATTGGTAGATTTATCCGCACTATTCATATTGAAGCGGTTAATCTATAAATATTGTCAAATTTTTAATAAATAACTTGACAGCTTTTTATCAACTAACGATAATGTATAGGAATTAAGACGGAACCCATAGCAACTCTCAGACCACTTTTAATATCTGTACGGTTGTTATGGGTTTTTACTTATTTTAACGTATGAAAAGAACAGCAATTTTAATTGATGGCGGTTTTTTCTTTTCTAGAGTTTCATTTTTCGCTAGAAAATACTTTAAAAATACAACCATCACAGCAGACAACCTAATCGACCTAATGTGGAGCATGGTAAGATTCCACACAGAGATTGAAAGAGGAAAACACTCAAGCAGAGAGACGCAAGAACTCTACCGCATCTATTACTACGACAGCCCTCCGCTAGATAAGCAAGTAAAATACCCACTACCAGAAAAAGGGAAAACCACTCCGAAAGATAAAAATTTCAAAAGCGACCCACTTAACAAACTTCGTTCAGACTTTCATTTAAAACTTAAAGGCAATCGAAAAACAGCGTTAAGAATGGGAAGATTACAGGATTCTGGCTGGAAATTAAATGAGAATACATTAATCGCCTTAAGGAGAGGAACCCAAAAATGGGAAGATTTAACCAATAATGACTGGTATTATGACATTACTCAAAAATCCGTTGATGTAAAATTAGGAATGGATATAACCATTCTTTCCTATGAAAAGCTAGTTGATGTAATCATTTTAATTGCTGGCGATTCTGATTTTGTTCCAGCAGCTAAACAAGCAAGAATAAAAGGCGTTGACTTTATTCTAAATCCACTCAAAAACAATATATCCCCAGATTTAGCCGAGCATATAGACGGGATTCAATCGTTTAGCGTTGGCGTTGGGCTGGCCGATGTGTTAAAGGTTGAACCTGATGGCGACCCTGACTGGTGGAAGGAGTACAAAGCGAAAGTGTCAGCACGAAAAGAGAAAAGAAACCAAAAGCCAAGAAGAAAGAAATCTCGCCAATAACCCACTATCAAAAAAAACCGCCATCAAGGCGGTTTTCTTTTATGAGTTAAAGCACTTAATTAAATCCTCAAGTACTGCTCTCTCCTCTTTGTTTGCAATTACAACCTCCAACCTATCATTTACTCTAGATACAATCTCATCAATACCTAAATCATTAATCAAGTCACAATTTAGCGAGATTAGCCACAACTTAAACTTTTCTTTCATAGCATACCTCCTTTCCTTGTCAATCATACCTTAAGCAAGAGTGCGGTCTATTTTTAGCTATTAAATTTGCGATACAGATCGCAAAAAACAATAAAAAATCACCAAAAATCCATTCTTTAAACATTAAATTGATTAAAAAACAAGCAATCAGAAAATATTTTAAAGCCAAGATTTATTTAAAAATCAATCGCTTGTTTATATCAAGGCAAATTTTTTGTTTATTTTATTAAATTTCTTGTTTACATGAATATAAACTTATGGTTTAATACACCCATCAAAACGAGATACACATAAACAAATATCTCGATGCTCTTTAAAAATCAGATTACAAGAAGTTTACTCATAACGGCATTATGCGGTCGTGTAGATTAAAAGCCCTACCCTACATAATGAGAGTAAACGGAATGCCCACTGAAAGATGAGACCAGTGAAAAACTGACAGTTACAGAAAGTCTAGTCGCAGTGGGGAAATATCTCAAAGCACATTTGAAGTACAGAGACACGACGGCACGTGAAACCGTTGCGAATGATAGAGAGAAGTGTGCTTTGAAATGGCTCTTTGTTGAGTTGGTTGTGGAAACCGACACACTATACACAGATATAGAATTAGTTAATGCAACTTTGGAAAATGACGCCGGGTTCAAATCCCGAAAGAGCCTCCATCTCAATCCGCTTTCAAATAGCGAATTAAAGCTCAATCTTCTTGAATAACTGATTGAACGAGAGCGGATTTAGCTGGAAACAGCGTTTTTCATAATAAAAAATACCTTATTATATTGGTTAGTACCCCTAGATGCTTTTATTAGGATGGGCTCTAGGGGATTTTTTTAAGACTGAATAATCTGTTTGACAACCATAATTTCTTATACTACTATTCGCCTCAAGGTGTCGAAACCTAAAACTCAAGGCGGATAGTTCAACTGATCGCCACAAAGGCGATTTTTTTATATCCGTAATCCTGACTATGTCGGGAGGGCGACTAATACAATACCTTCGGGAAATAAGTCCAGCCCTTTCCTTGAGCGGGTTTTCGAACCTCCCGACGCCACTGTCGAAAGTGGCTTGTTTTAAACAAATACTCAAGGATTACAATATGTCAAATCTTACTATCTTCAATTTTGAAAACACTCCTATTCAAACCATCGTAGAAAACAACGAAATCTTTTTTAGAGCAGCTCAGCTTGCAGAGTTATTGCAATATAAAAATCCACATAAAGCGATTAAAGATCACGTAGATTTTGACGACCTAACGAAACGTGAGATCGTGAATACTATCAATAAACGTGCTCAAGTTCTCTTCGTGAATGAAAGCGGAATGTATTCATTAGTCTTGAGCTCAAAATTAGAGCAAGCTAAAAAAGTAAAACGTTGGATAACTAAAGAAGTTTTGCCGCAGATTCGTAAAACAGGAAAATATCAACTTCAACCACAACAACTTGCCTTGCCAGAACCTGAGAAATTCACCTTTGAATTTACCGAATATGAACTCCAACAGCTTGCTTGGTTATGGTTCGCTTTCAAACGTGGCGTAGGTACATTCCAACATATTGAGAGAGCCTTCAACGTTTTAGGCTCAAATATGAGTTCACAAATCTACGGACAGGCTTACGAATATTTAAGCGTGCTACGCTCTACCAATCAAATTTTAAACCGCATCACAAGTGATTTTGGCATCGACCAAATGACAAATTGGCGTGTACTGCAACACTTGCGAGACTTTAATCCAAAAGCCGTAAAAATCGACTTCTAAAACAACGGAAAATCCGACCGCACTTTTGAAAAATCGTGTGGCGGATTTTTACACCCGAAATTCACTAAATCGACTAAAAAGGAAACAAAAAATGGAAAAGTTTACTGATGTATTCGCAGAAATCACACGCCCTTTAGCAAAGCTTGCTTGTGCGATGTTTATCGCCTTTTTGATTGGCGGAATCTCCTATTGTTTTGCAAGCGAACCGACTGCATTAGAGCGTGAGCAAGCTCGCATACAGTGGATTGCCGAGAATGGGCAATACCAACCAAATCTAACAGAGCCGGCTAAAAAAGAGGCTCTAGCTTATACAGAACAAAAACAAAAGGAATTAGACGATGCCAAGAATTAGATACACATCAGAAGTCAAGATAACCGAGACGGAAAACGGTTTTTTTATCGCAAGTCTAATCATTAATGGAGTGATTAACCACTCTACATATCCGCAACGCTCACAAAAAAACGCAATCTTGTTAATTAACCGACAAATTGAGCGTTTTAACGCTATGAATGAAGTCAGATTGCCGCTATATGGGCAGAAACAAAGAAAGCCTAAAGGCACTAGCGACAAAATGAAAAAGGCTGGCAGAACTCGAATGATGAAGTCTTGGATTAAGTCTTTGGAGTTGTTTAAGGATTACACCAAGCAAAGATTAAGCCAGCCAGAAGATGAAAGACAGGTTTACTTCTCAAGTGCTGATTTACATCGCCAATTTAAGTTTTACATATATACAAAACAAAGCGTAGTTCGCAGCGGATTGCTTGCACCGCCTAAAGTAGTGGTATGGCAAGGTCGCAGAGCTTTAATTTCTACGTTTGACGAATTAACAGAATACTTTGGAAAAATTGAGGTGCTGATAAATGAGCATAATAGCGGATTGGGAACGCCAAGAATTCAATAAATACGACCGCAGATGTTGTGCGGAAGATGCGTATAACGAAGCGGTAGAGCGTGAAATTGAGTGCATTGAAGAAGATATTGCTAACTGTGATGATGATGTTATCTGTGTTTTTAGAGAGAAGATGCTTGATTATGATGAGGTTATCAATGCCTTTGATGATGATACATTTAATGATGATGAATTTATAAAAGCTATCGCACTCGGTAATGATTTTGAAGAAATGCGAATTAAAATCTTGACCGCTATGGCAGAAGATAGATTAGAGCAATTAGAAAAGGATTATAGAAATGGATACATCCTTAATGATTAACCAATAAAGGTGAAACAAAATGACTAACCAACTACAAGCCAACCAGCAAGTAAAAGCTCCCATTAAGCATAAAACACTTCGGGAGCTTTTTAATGACCCGATTATTAAGACGAAAGTCGAGCAATTAATTGGGAAGAATTCGGCAACATTTGCGACAAGCGTGATGCAGATTGCCAACAGTAACGCACTACTTAGAACCGCAGAGCCATCAAGTATTTTTAATGCGGCTTGTATGGCGGCAACGCTTAACCTACCACTTCAAAATGGACTAGGTTTTGCCTATATCGTACCTTTTAAGAACAACAAAGAGCGAAAAGTAGAAGCCCAATTTCAAATTGGTTACAAAGGCTTTATTCAGCTCGCTCAACGCTCTGGACAATTTAAAAGATTGGTCGCTTTGCCTGTATATAAAAAACAACTCCTCAAAAAAGATTTTATCAACGGTTTTGAGTTTGATTGGGAGCAAGAACCTGAAAAAGACGAAAATCCAATCGGATATTACGCTTATTTCAAGCTTGTGAATGACTTCTCGGCTGAACTTTATATGAGCCATGACGACATCGTTAAACACGCTCAACGATACAGTCAGACCTTTAAAAAGGGGTTTGGCGTATGGCATGACAATTTCGAAGCTATGGCATTAAAAACTGTAATGAAGTTACTGCTATCAAAGCAAGCTCCATTATCCGTTGAAATGCAACAAGCGGTATTAGCTGATCAGGCGGTAGTTAAAGACGTGGAAAATCAAGAATTTAATTATGCCGACAATATTCAAAATGCTGAATTTGTAGCGGTTGTAGATGATGAAACGTTTAACAACTGCAAGCAAAGCATTATCAACGGTGAAACTACTCTACAAGACTTGTGCGATAGTGGGGCTTATGAGTTTAGTCAAGAACAAATTGCGGAATTAGAGGCGGTTGAGAATGGAAATGTACAAGCTGAAAGCTAGATGCTCTGGGCTTGCTGATTTAATGGTTAAACCGAAAAGCGGTGGCGGTATATCTGCCACTGCTAAAAGTGCGGTTAGAAAGATAGTTAAATATGACTTGTTTGGCTATCAAGATTTTGAGGGTAACAAGTACACCGAAAAAGGCATCGCACTTGAAGAGCAAGCCATTAAATTAAGCGGTCGCAAGCGTGGATTAGCGTTAAAGAAAAACGAAGAAAGACGGGAAAACGATTGGATTACTGGTGAATGTGATATTTACGTTCCAACTAGAAAGCTAATCATTGATACAAAATGCTCATGGGATATTGGATCGCACCCATTCTTTACCGATGAGGCAGAAGAGAAAGCGAAAAAAGCCGGTTATACAATCCAAATGCAAGGCTATATGTGGCTATGGGATTGCGAAGAGGCTCAAATTGACTTTGTTCTATTGCCTACTCCATACGAGCAATTATCAAGCTATGACAATCCGGGGCGATATATTGATTTAGTGGAGCAAATTCCACAATCAAAACGCATTACAACCGTTACAGTTAAGCGTGATGGCAAAATTATCGAAGAAATCAAAGAGCGAGTTAATGCCGCTCAAGAATACTATCAACAATTAATTAAGGAAATGAGCTAATGGCCAGTTTAAACAAGTGCCTATTTATCGGCAACCTAACCGCAGACCCTGAAATCAGAACAATGCCTAACGGTGAGCAAGTGGCTAACTTCACCATTGCTCTTAACGAGAAATACAAAGCGAAAGACGGAAACATTGTAGAAAATGTTGAATACGTTCGCATTGTACTCTACCGCAGATTAGCTGAAATCGCAGGTCAATATCTACACAAAGGTTCGCAAGTCTATATTGAGGGGCGATTAAAAACCCGTAAATGGCAAGATAACAACGGACAAGACCGTTACACCACAGAAATTCAAGGCGATAACTTACAAATGTTAGGCGGTCGCCAAGATGCGGCACAAAATCAACCGCCTAAACAGCAAGATAAACAACAAAAAGCACAATCTAAACCTCAACAATCTGAGCCGCCAGTGGATGCTTTTGATGACAATATTCCATTCTAGGGGTGAATTATGACCAAGAAAATAACTTTAACATCATATAGAAACACTCCAATAGATTTTAGTGTTGATGAGATTGAAAGCGTTGATATTATCAACGATGTAACATTTATTACAACTAAAGGTAGATTAGCTTACTCCGTAAAAGAAAGCAAAAGCCGAGTGTTAAAAATGATTGAGACCGCCAAATAAGGCGGTTTTCTTTTAGGTGAACTATGAACAAACAACAAGCAGAACACGAATTAGCGGAATTACACGAGAAAGAACGGAGTTTAGAAAAGGCTCTTGAACTGGTGCGTGAGAAAATCCGTGAATTAGTCAATTACACGGATAAGAATAAGGAACAGAAATGACAACAGAAGATATTCTGAATGAGCGAAGAAATACGCACGGGGATTTTATTCAAGGCTCTGTTACGTTTAATGCGTTAATGGAGCTTATCAATAAAAATCGCAAGAATATTGACGGAGTGCAGTATTACGCTTTGACAATGATAGCCGGAAAGTTAGTTAGAATTCTTAACGGTAATTCACACGAAACAGACCATTGGCAAGATATTATTGGTTACGCAACACTTGGCGGACGATTGGAATTAGCAGAAAGCCCTGATAATACAAGTGAACCTCTAGTTGATATTTTACCAGTGGTTAATCTTAAGCAGTAAATCAATATTTAACAATATCCAATAGGCGTTCCAAGTGAGCGCCTTTTGTTTTAGGAGAAAGAAAATGAAAAATTTTGACTTAAAAGCAGCCTTGAATGGTGAGCCTGTAATGCTTAGAAATGGAAAAAAAGCGTTTGTAGTGTATGACCTTAGAAACTACCCAGCTTTAATGGGTAAATTAGGTAAAAAACCACTCAACGGAATTGTTTTCAATAAAGATGGAGATGAATGTAAATATATAGATGTTGAATGGAATGAGGCTGGTTCAAATGCCTCAGTGCAATTTGACATCATTGCAATGTGGGAAGAGCCAAAGATTAGCATTGAAGATTTACCTAAGCCATTTAAACCTCAAGAAACAGAGAGTTACTATTATATTAATGGCGGTTGTATTGGGTACAGAAATGAGTATAGATATAGCAATTTATTTGACAGATATACAGCAGAAAATGGCAACTGCTTCAGCACAAGAGAATGTGCTGAAATGTGGCTAAAATTAATGAAAGGTATGTTGGAGTAAATATGAAAGCATTTACAGAATGGTTAATTTATTTATTAACAGGAGCGTATGTTATTGCAATGGCTGGAGCTGGAATAGGATTATTTCTTGGCGTTGCGTGGAAAGCGTTTTGCTGGGTGACTGGATAAGATATTTAAAAGAATTGATTTACATTGACACCTCTTAATTTCAGATTAAGATAACTTTACTTTCAATAGAAAGTCGGTGGCCACAATTAAGTGGTTTTTTTGTATCTGAATTGAGGTGTCTGTATGTTTAAAAAGTTATTTTCTTATTTTTCCAAAAATGATAATGATGAAATTAAACAAAAAGAAGAAATTGAAGTCGTTAAAGATCAAATAGCTATCCCCTCTGCTCCTAAAGAAACTATTAAATTTGAAGAGCGATTAAAGTTAAGAATTGAAAATGCTTTATCTAGCTATGATTTTATAAAAAAAGAGAAAATATCATTTCTTGCTAGTGAGTTAGTTAATGATGATTTTAAACATAGTAAAGATCTTCTTTCTTTAGAAGAAAAGCGAGCATTAAAGTTAAATACTAGAGCTAAATATGCAAGAGATTTCATTGATTGTTTTTCTGATGTAGAAAAGCTAGATTTTGATCCTAAATCCTTTTGTGAAAATCTAATATATACTGAACGTTCCATATTATGGAGTTTAGATAATCTGGAGGAATTAAAAGGAAAGAAATTTATAGAAAAAATTACTCTGGAAAAGCAAATCGTATCAGAGGGGAAAGAAGAATGGGTTACAGAAATACATAATATTAATGAACCCCATGAATTTGAACAAGTTGACTACACAGAAAAAAGAGTGCTTTTTTCTATTTTGCCTAATATAGATATTGACAACCTACTCAATCGGGAATAGGATTACCGCACAACAATTTCTTCTAGCGGTTTCCGCACCCGACAGCATAGCGGTTTTTTTATGCCTAAAATTTAAATGTGCAGATCTGCATATTTAGAAAAAAGGTACAGAAATGTACCTTTCGAGGATCGGGTCGAGAGAACGATATACAATACATCTGAATAAGTTCCGCCGTCTAGAAGCGGTTGTTGAAGCCCGATCACCCTACAAAAATGATCGAACGATAAACAAAACTTCTAGAGGGCATAAACATGTCAAACTTAACAATTCTTAAAACTTCTATTCGTTCATACGAAAATCTCTTTTCATTAAATGATCTTCATGTCGCCAGCGGCGGATTAGGAAAACATCGTCCAAGTTTATTTGCTCGTAATGAACAAACTAAAGAACTGGTAAAAGAGATTGAAAATGACCGAAGCACAAAAACGATCTTCGCTTTAAAAACAATTCGTGGCGGTTCTGATATTTCAAAGCAAGGCACGTGGGCTTGCGAAGAATTAATGCTTGCCTATGCAATGTGGATTAGTCCTAAATTCCATTTAATCGTATTACGTGCGTTCTTAAATCTACACAAGAAAACGACCGCACTTTTACCAAATACAATTACACCTGAACAACAACAGGCGATCCAATCAGCAGTACAACAAGCACACCATAGAACAGGTTTACACTGGCAAGAAATTTACCGTCAGTTAAAATCCGCTTTCAAGGTTGCTAAATACGACCAAATTCCACAAAGCCAATTCGGAAATGCGATGGCGTTTATTATGAACTTGCAACCTATTGCACTTCCACCAGCAGAAGAAAGATTTACTTTTGATTTAACGAAAGAAGAAATCTCAAATATTACTCTTTTGTTATTCTCACACGGTCAGATGAATTGGTTACTTGGAAGATTGATTAAACCGTTAGAAGTAATTGGCTCGTCATATAGTCCGACAGTTTACGGACATCACACAGAATATAAGCGTTACTATGATAAATCGTTACCACTAGCGAGAAAGCTTATAGAACCGCTTAAACAAGCCCACAGAGCCGATTTTGAACATTTGCTATATCGTTTATCGGCTAATTAAAATAAATCACTATAACCGCTCTTATGAGCGGTTTTTTATTGGAGTAAATATGGGTAGAGAATTTTTTGATGAATACTGCAGTCCAGAATTGTTAGCGTTAATAACTGGATATGTTTGTCCTAAATATCAGATGAAAAGCTTGAATGAGTTTGGAATTCCTTTTCTTCATCCTAAAGGAAATAGAAAATTCCCGCTTGTGTTACGATCTGATGGTGACAAGATTTTGAAAGGTGAGAAAGTGCAGCAGATTACACAAACAAAAGAAAGAAGGCGGTCTGCAGTATTAAGTTAGTAAGGGGGATATTATGGCACGTCCAAGAAAACGAATTAATCAAGGATTGCCACAAGGCTTAGTATGCCGGAATCGAAAAAGAGCAGATGGATCAATCGTGGTGTATTACTACTACACGATGGCCGATAAAAAAGAAGTTGCGTTAGGAAAAGATAAACACATTGCTATTCTGGAAGCTGCAAAGCTGAATATGCAGTATCTCACGAAGAAAGACAATATTCTGTTTATTGAAGTGCTTGAACGATATGAAAAAGAAGTTGTGCCTCTTAAAAAAGCGAAGAATACTCGAAACTCAAACATTCAGGCAATAAAGAAATTGCGCCAATACTTCCAAGATCCACCATTTACCCTTGATGAAATAGAGCCTATACACATCCGTGAATATTTAGATTGGAGAAAAGACGTTAAACCAACCGCAAATATCGAAGTTGGGTTATTTGGCCACATTTGGAGCATGGCGAGAGAATGGGGTTACACTGAAAAGATCAGCCCATCAACAGGGGTTAAAAAATTCAAAGTGAATTACCGTGATGTGTACATTGAAGATTATATCTTGGATAAAATCTACGACTGCGCCACAGGTGATATGAAGGATATTATGGATGTGATGTATTTAACCGGACAACGTCCAATAGACGTGGTAAAAATCCATAGTTCGCACATCTACAACGATTTACTGCATATTACACAGCAAAAAACAGGTAAACGTGTCGCTATTAAAATTATAGGTAAACTAAAAGAGATTATCGACAAGCGGATCACTGAAGAAAATCAGTTTCTGTTTACGAATAAATGGGGGAGAAAACTCGAGCGGAGATCACTTACAGATTATTTCAAAGACACCCGTAATGCGGCATCAAGAAAATATAAAGAGCTATCCGAAGAGATCAACCAAGTGCAATTGAGAGATCTTCGTGCGAAAGCAGCAACAGACCTTTCATTAATGATTGATGATGAACGAGCAAGAAAACAACTTGGCCATACTTCTGCACGTACCACTCAACATTACATCAGAAAAGAAAAACCACTCAATCCAACCAAATAAAAAAGGCTCTTCAAATGAAGGGCCTTTTTTGTCACAAATCACGTTCCGAAACGTTTTTAAAACTCATTGATTTTACTAAACTTTAAAACCTAAAAATAAGAAAAGGTTTCGGAATTAAAATTGACTTTAGATAGCGTAAATACTGGATTATGCTCTTTTGAAGTCAAA